ACCCATCACTTACTTCGACAGGAGTATGCACCGGAGATAATTCCTGTGTTGCATTCCACTCATATGAGGAAGAAACGGCACGACTAACAGATATTCGTAATTATGTCTTGGGAGCATGTTTGGAAGAAAATATCAAATGTGTCATCATGGAAGGCTACTCTTATGGTTCGCGCACCCGAGCGCATTCCCTTGGGGAACTGGGTGGGGTGTTGAAGGTGGCGTTTGACGAAGCATGGATTCCCTTCGTAATCGTGCCCCCCACCTCACGGGCCAAGTTTGCTACCGGGCGTGGGAACTCCGGCAAGGCTGAGGTTATTTCAGCGGTGTCGTTCAGAACTCAGAGATCCTGGTCGGGCAAGGGTATTGAGGATCGCATTGACGCGTGGGTGCTTCGCGAGATGGGCCTGCAGCGATTGGGGCAGAGTGAGTATGAGTGGCCCGCTGAGAATCTCAAGGCTCTTGACAATGTCGATTGGGAGCCATTGCTGATGATGGCGGGAGCGGAGAACGGTGAACCGATCACAACCGATTAGTCAGGTCGACATTGAGCATCAACTCATGTACCTGATCGAATCGTTAGAGAGCGAGACCGAAGCCTTCGAGCAGTTGGCGGAAGACGCCGCGAAGAAAGAGTCGCGATACAAGGGGAGTTGGGCTAAGGAGTACCTGTCTGCCAAGGGGTCGATCAAAGAGCGGGAGTCTTGGGCCGATTACAAGTTGGCAGACACGCAGTTTGATTTCAAGTGTGCCGAGGCTCTCGTCAAGGCGAAGCGTGAGAAGTTGCTGTCGTTGCGAACCTCGATTGACGCCATGCGAACACTCAACGCCAACGTAAGATTTCAAGTAGGCCCGTGATGAAACACAACGTAAACGAAGCACTGAACGACCTGCTGGTTCCTCTGGATTCTCTTGCTCCGCTGGAATACAACCCACGAGTTGGCAATGTCCCAGCGATCATGGCCTCTTATGAGGAGTTTGGTCAAGTCAAACCGATTGTGGTGAGACCGAATGACGATGGCACGTCGACCGTCGTCGCCGGCAATCACCAGGTTGAGGCAGTTAAGCGTCTCGGATGGACGCACATCGCTGCTGTGCCGATTAGCGCGGACGACAAGCGGGCGGTTGCATTTGCCCTCGCAGACAACCGGACTGTGGAGTTGGGATACACGGACCCGGTTCAGGCGTCCGACATGATCATTGAGATCGTCGATGAATATAGCGATCTGATGGAAAGCCTCAAGTGGGACGACTTTGAGATCGCCTACTACGAAGAGCAGTCCAAGAAAGGCAAGTCCGACAATGGCGATGAGGTCGGTTTCATTACTCCGGCACTCACAGAAGTGGTTGGGGCTGCAGCCGAGATGTTGGCGGGAATGGTTCGGGAGGGCGAGGACGGAGAACGACAGATCGTCGCTGACGATTCAATGGACCATGGTGATGTCGCAGTTCAAGGCAGCACGGCATTGGTTCCGGGCGCTGCCCCTCGCGCTGTAGTCCAATACACGATCGTCTTTGACGACCCCGATCAACAGAAGCGATGGTACGACTTTGTTCGGTGGCTCCGAAACAATCCAGGTTACGACGGAGCCACCACGGGACAAAAGATTCTTTCGTTTATTGATTCTCATTCAGAACCATGAGCCGTCAGAGAATGTTCCTCGACATCTCGTGTGTCGAGGCGGCCCGACAAAGAATCCGGCACGTTTACGACACGTTTGACACTGTCTGTGTTCAGTTCTCCGGGGGCAAGGACAGCACGGCGGCCTTATACCTGGCCAAGGAAATCCATGAGGAACGTGGTCTAGGCCCGGTAAAAGTCATTTTTCGTGACGAAGAGATGGTCAGCCCGCTTGTTGAGGAGTACGTCAACACGGTTCGCCAATTCGACTGGGTGGACATGGAGTGGTACTGCCTGCCTGTTGGTGCAGAGATTTGGGTACTGGGCAGACGGCAATCTTTGATCATCTGGGATGAGGAGCGAGCAAAAGAAGGAAAACTTGTACGCCCCATACCCGAGTGGGCTATCACCGCATTTCATTTCGGGTTGGATCACTCCGAACCCTTAACCAAATCCATGGACGAATACACGATGCAGGGCAAGGCCGGTCAGGTTGCGTTCATTACTGGAGTCAGGGCTTCCGAGTCCATGATCCGCTACCGGTCGGTTGTCCAGAAGTTGCACGAGAACTACATCAACAATCCGTACAAGTTGAGTAAGAGCGTTCCCCTCAAGTTGGCCAAAATCATTTACGACTGGAATGTCAACGACGTGTTCAGGTTCATTTCAGAAGAACACAACGCTCCCTACTGTGAGTACTACGACCGAGCGGTAGCGACTGGCTCCAATACGAGGGTCGGAGTTCCACTGCATGCAGTCGCCATCCGACGAATCGGCGATTTGGTAGCAACAGAACCAGAGTTCTTTGACCGCCTCTGTGAATGCTTCCCTCAGATAGACGCCCAGCGACGATGGTGGAAAGATGTCGACGTTGAGAAATTCATCGCCATCTATTCGGAGGGCGGCTGGGATGGCGTCTCTGAGTTCATCGACACTTACATGATGGGATCCGGTAACACCAAACGGGCTATGGCGCTGACCGCAGAGTTTCGTCGCAAGCATGCTCGCGATCCGTATTCGTATCCATTCGAAAACCTATTGCGTCATTTGCTGCTGAAGGAAATCGGCAGCGCCAGATCGGTGTCGCCAGTTGGGCCAAAGACTCGAGCGCACACGCTCCGAATGAAGGAGATGACGGATGGAGATTGAACTGGTTGAGGGCGAATCTCTCAACATCCCCGATTGGGGTGCCACCTACATTCTGAGGCCCGACCTGCTAGTTCTGGCTCGATCCATTGCCGAGCATGGGATTCTGGCGCCCCTAGTGGTGCAACGGGAGGGGGCCAACATCATCGACGGCGGACAGCGTCTGCGTATCGTGCTGGACAACGCATCCATCAATGAAGCGTGCGAGGGAAAGGTCCCGGTGACGTGGATTGATTGCGATGATACGGAGGCGATGATCCTGCACATCCAAATCAATCGAGGACGTGGAGCGATGGTTGCTCACAAGTTGTCCAAGTTAGTCAAGACGCTCAAGCGCGTCATGCGTATGACCGATACTGAATACAACGATTTGTTCAGTATGAAATTCGACGAACTCGAATTGATGTTGGATGGCTCAATCATCAAACATCGAAAGGTTGCTAGCCACAATTATTCCCGGGCGTGGGTTCCAATAGAGGCTCCACCGGGGACAACTGATAGCGACAGTGCGATACGCCAGAAGGTTGCTATAGAGAAGCCGCCCAATCCCGACAGGTAGTGAATGGTAGACTCTACATAGATTCGAATCCTGTAGGAGTCTTCATGAAGTTCGGCATATTCTTTGGTTTCAGACTGCTTTCTCTGTGGCTGCCGTTGCAGAGTCACTGGATCCAGGTCGGCTGGGCCGACAGGTTTAAATTGCGGACGGGCAAAGTTCGTCGTCTGGGAAGTGCGGCCCTGAGGCGACGAACGTCAGGACGTAGATCTGAGAGCGTGAGGGATATCACGCGCGAGATATGGCAGAACGCAAGGACTGGTCGAACCCGGGCGACCCGGCCGTAGTGGCTCGCCTGTAAAGGCGGTAAGAGCGCATGGCATTAGTAACCAAAGCCGACATCGTCAAATACATGGACATCACCCTGACTCCTCTACAAGAGGATTCGGCTGACACAATTTTGGCGGGTCTCCAATCCGAAATGGAAACCTATTTGGGGCGTCCGGTTGAAGTCAACACATATACCGATGAGGTGCATGTGATGGGATCCGACCATGTAGGGGTGCCTATGGGCTCCTTCTTTTACAATCACGACTCTTCGGATACTTCCTCTGGCGCCTGGCCCACTATCCAGACCTTCACTGATCCACCCGAGACGGTGTACCTCAGGAACAGTCCAGTTGTTACCGTAACGAGTGTGACGCGCAGGGGTGCGTCGGCTTCCGCCACCACGGATACTTTGACGGAATACACGAATTACATCGTGCGTCGGTATGGAATCGATGTCTATGGGAGTGTCGCTAACGACAAGGTCACGGTTACCTACACGGCAGGTTTGACCGGTGCGAATATCCCAATGTTCAAGTTGATGATTTTGCGTGCGGCGGCTCGGGAGATGCAGAACATGCACGACGACGTTGTCGGCATCAAAGACCTCGATCCAAGAGAAACCACTTTGGCGGAAATCGGCTTCATGGAAAAGGAACTGCTCGCCATCAAGAGGTATCGACGCGTAAGGGTCTCGTAATGCGTATTGATATTGATGTCGATTACGACGATGACGAGGCTCAAAACAAACTCGACGACATACAGCGACGGGGTAAGAACTTCAAACCTCCTCTCGAGGAAATTCGCGACGAGTTGCAGAAAGCCTGGACTGGCAATTTCAGGTCCAATGGTCTTGCGGTAGGGGGATGGAAGCCGCTGGATGCGGAATATGCATCTTGGAAGGCTGCCCATTACCCGGGAGCACCACCACTCATACAGACCGGAGAACTGTTCAAAGCCATCTCCACCCTGCGTGGGGTAGAAGTCGACATTGACCGTCACAAGGCTGAGTTCAGTCTAAAGAACATTCGAGTAGCGAAGTTTCATCAGTACGGAACAGAGAATATGGCCAAACGTGAAATCATCTTCGAGCCGGCGGGTGCGAATAAGCGTTGGGGCAAGATGATGAGGGAATACCTCAAAGGCGACGACGACGGAGATGCGTTCTAATGGCACTCCCCAAACATGAGGTAATGCAGGGTGCGCATTCTGCAAAGCAATATGCCACCACCTATCTGGAGGGAGATTTGTCCACACGCATAATCGACTACAGGAACGCATGGGGAGGGCTCACGGACGCAGAACTTCCTATTCCCGTCAAGTACCTCAGCCATGAACCTGTTGCGTTGGACAAATGGCCCACCGTCATCACGGTTGTTCTTACGACAAACAACTTAGAGCGCATTGGTTACGCAGGTGGACACAATGCCCTGCACTATGCTGCGGACCCCGAATATCGGGTGTCCTACAATATGAGAACCTACATTTGGTGTCGGGCCAGCAATTCGGAAGCCGCGACGCTCCAACGTGACCGGCTTACCACTGTTGTACGTTCCGCCCTGCTGGATTATCCGAGCCTGAAGGCTCAGGCCGGGAACCTCTCCAGCGAGCAAACTAGAACTTTTCGGGCTGAGATCGACGAGTCAAGCATGAGGGAAGAGTTCTCTGATCTCACCCCTCTCAAGGGTGAACGATTCTTGGCTGGTGCTTACTTGGGTTATGAACTTTCCCTCGATGAAATCGTGATGCGCAAGGCCTACGCACAGGTTGATGATGACGGGGTTTCCTTCGGGGTTAAGAATGTTGGTGTCGGCGAGGACATCGCACTCGCAACTATCCTGGCTCAAGGTGGTGCTTCCGAATGATGCCCATTGTCGAAACCGACTGCGTATGCAAGGAATTGAACAGCGTTCTCGATCCCGATGCTTTCAACTATGACCGTGCCAATGCGGTGGTGATCCACAACAACAGTGGATACATATTAACGACTTGCGAATATGGACACAGGGCTCCCATCTTGTCGCTGACGTTATGTTCTCCCGACTATCCGAGAGTTGCGGAAGTGATCGAACGTAATCATGTGGTAGTCAAGAGGAAGTATGATGCTCTCGGGCATCCTGTAAGCGACTGATAAGGTACAATCTCATCATGGCAGATAAAACTTTCAAGCATTCAGACCATGCGTCCCACCTCAGTGATCCTGGTGGAATGGCATGGGTGCGCAACAACTCTATGACCAATTTGACGATCACTGACGAAGGTCATGTTCTGCCTAGCAAGACCTGCGGTGGGATGTCATCAGTAGATAAAACCACTCAGGCCCTTATTGACAATGGAACTGTTGCTCTCTGTTCAGCCCCTGCCCCTGATAGAAAAAAGCCTCGTGAGAAAGAGGCAAAAAAGCCCGACACGAAAAGCGGCGTCGGTGATATCCCAGAAGAGAAGTCAGATTAAGCATGGACTTTCGAAGTACGACTCTTCGGTGGCTTCATAGTGGTAATCTTATGGGTAGTAGTTGCACGGAGACCCCATAGGGTCGTCGTACAATAATAGACGAATACCAACGGGACGGTTCATATGCCTGGTGTAACGATTTCAACTGCGGTTCGAAGTGGTCCGATCGGGAACACTATTCGGCCCTCTTCACAGGCTTTCTTTTGTGGACTCGCCGACCGAGGTCCGACAGACAAGGCCGTTCTTTGTGGCAGCCTTGTGGACTTTGAGTCTGTCTTCGGTCAGTACCAGTCCTATTCGTATCTCCACCCGACTGTGGAAACCTTCTTTGAAGAGGGTGGCACGCAGTGCTGGATTAGTCGCGTTGCCGGCCCGTCGGCCACTACTGGGTTTGTAACCCTGACCGACGGAAGCAACGACACGGTCACATTCACTGCCAACGGTCCCGGTGCATGGAGTTCCGGTCTGGCAGTTACCACTGCCGTAGGCAGTATTGCCAACAGCAAGACCGTCACTCTCTCTCTCAGCGGCGTAACGATCTTCGTGGCCACGGACACTACGGCTAGCGATCAGATCGTCAGCAAGTTCTCCAGCAGCGCTATTGCCTCCTACTACGTCACCGTGACGGATGAGGGTGGCGGATTGGTGGACACCTACTCCAATCCCCAGAGCCTTGCAGCGGGCGACGACGATCGCTCCAACATAACCTCTGCACACTATGTCGCCGGTCTAACGAACTTCAACGACGCCTACGGGGTCGGTGCGGTGGCTTGTCCGGAATCAGAGGTTCAGGCCGTATACCAGGGCCTGCTCAATCACGCTAACTCTCACAACCGGATCGCCATCCTCCACACGGCAGCGGCACAGACTGCTGCTCAGGCTGAAACGCTGGGAACCACGATCCGAGGCAACGAATCCAACACCGAACACGGTGCGCTCTACTGGCCTTGGATCAACGTTCCGACTTCTCTTACCGGTGTGACTCGTAAGATCCCACCGGATGGGTATGTCGCCGCCGCTCGGGCACGCGCCCACAACGGCAAAGGCTCCCATCAGCCAGGTGCGGGCACCATTTCTGTTGCCCGATGGGTTGCTTCACTCGAAAGTGAAGCCAACTCAGCGGTCGGTAACGCGCTGGACTATGACAACGTCAATGCCCTGCGGGTCATCAACGGATCCATTCGGGTCTACGGCGCACGCTCCCTGTCAAACGACGCGAGCAACTTCCGCTACATCACGGCCCAGGACACAATCAACGGGGTCGTGTACGAGGCCAACAAGTCTCTGGAAGAGTTGATCTTCAGCGTCATCGATGGTCGCGGCAACATCTTCGCCTCCGTGAAAGCGCGACTGATTGCCATTCTCGAGCCACGGCGCATCTCGGGAGCGTTGTACGAGGCCTTCGATGCAGTCGGCAAGCAAATCGACCTGGGCTATACCGTCAAATGCGACAAGGGTCTGAACCCTGCCACCCAGTTGGCGGATGGGCTTATCAAAGCAAAGATCGGCGTTCGAGTGTCTAGTGTCGGCGACCAGATCAATGTCGACATCGTCAAGAGCAACCTCACCACTTCAGTGGTGTAGACGGAGGTACTTAAATGCCACATGATCCTGGCAAACCACATAAACTCTCACAGCGCCAGATCGTTGCCACGATCACGCCCGAGGATACAGTATCCCCTTCATGGGGTGAGTTCAAGTTCGCTCAGGTGTCTGGTGGCGAAATCACTGCAGCCGTAGAGAAGGTCTACGCTGGTGGGGCAGCGTTCCCGGAGGTACTATGCGCTCCCTACGAAATCGGTGACATTACCGTCACAGCCCACATGGACGACTACAACGAGCAGAGTTCAGAGGCTGGTGGCGCCGGTGTTGCCGTGAAGTTGGCAAACCTCAGGGGCAAGGTTGGACGGGTCTACTACACCCTCACCGTGTTCCTAACAGACTGCGACATCCAAGTTACCGGAACTGACCGAGTCTACTCTAATGCCCTACTGGTGGGCATTACTGAGCCAGAAGGTGATGCTTCTTCCGGAGCGCCAGCAACCTTCTCGCTAACCTTCGCCTGTCAGAATGTTATTTCTGAGTTGGGTCTAGCCTAGATCTTCCCGATCATCGGGAGTTGCAGTGATCAGGTTGCCGGTGTGCTAGTTTCTGGCCCATGAGCACAGAACTATACACCGACGAATCTCCTGAGGAAAAGCCTTCGACGAAGAAGGCTGCCACCTCCGCCCCCAAGGTGGAAGACGTTGCGGAGCCCAACATCCTTGAACGTCTCAAAGAAACCATCTCCAAGGAAGTTGAACGACCCATCGTATTGCTTGAGGTCCCTGAGCGTGAAGAAGTGATGCTTCGTATCAGCCCCAACATTAACCAGTCGAAGATGCGCAATTGGCGCAAGCAGGCTGGCGAGGAAACCAAGAACGGGCTGGATCCTACGAAGTTTGCTTGTTACGTCGTTGGACATACGACCGTTGGCATTGAGATGCAGGGCGAAGAGGTCATGGACGAGAATGGCTACCCCATGAACTTCGCTTCTGATGCGGTTCTCAAGATGACAAGTGCTGGCCGTCCCGTGCCTGACGCTGTTCGTAACTTCTTCGGGAACGACCCTCATGTGGAATCGGCGGCTCTGGCTGTGCTGGAGGCTGCAGGGTTCTCTGACGTTGTTGACACGGTGGACCCTATGAACGAATCTTCGCTCTCTTAGAGGAAGATTCGTATGTAAGGTCGGCAGCACGACTGTCGGAAGCGTTCTCTACGAGTCCCGTAGAACTCCTAAAATGCGATGACTTTGAATGGGCTATTCTGTTGGCCTGTGCTAAAGTTATACAAGATGACCGGGAAAAACAAGAGCGCGAAAGGGAGCGTAACTCCTAGCGTATAACCGGCTCTGAGTCCTCGCTGGAGCGCATATGGCCGATGTAAATCTTGTAGTAAGAGCCCATCTGCGCGGTGAGCGAGAACTAAATAAGGCTGAACGTAAACTACTAAGAATTGCTGTTGCGGCAAAAACGGCCGACAACAACATGGCCAGTCTCGGCGCTTCTTCTAAGAAGTTTAGCCGGATCATGAATCAAACCACTGAACGGTTTGAACGGATCATGACTGACTGGGACAAGTTGGTCAAAGGGTTCGGCACGCTAATCGTTAAAACGCTTGGCATGGCAACCAAGTTCATGGTCGTTGAGTTCGCTGCGGTAGCGGCTTCAATGATTGCCGTTCACGCCCTGTTCAAAATCGGTCGATGGTTAATGAAGGGGTATCACGGCGCCATCAAAATGGTTGCCGCTGCTGCAACAGGCGCTGCGGCTGCCTTGGCAGTTCTTTCTGCGGCTATTCGCGAACAGCAGGCCGCCATGTTCTCCTACAAGGGCGTACAGAAGAACTACAAAGACCTTAAGAACGGGATCTCTGCTGTTCGTTCTGAGATGCGTGGTATGGCCACGGATGTCACGATGGCTGCCCTGGGTATTGAAAATATGAACACCATCTTTGCCGGCGCTAGCCAGCGAGGCACCTTCAATAAGCAACTGACCAAGGGCTTGTTGGACATTGCTTCTGCGGGTCAGCCGCTCGAATCGGCTGCGAAATGGATCGGTGAAATTGTCGGCATTCTGACCGACCCCGATGTGAACCTCTCGGATATTTCAAAATCCTTCAAGGGTCTGGGGAAAATCGGGGAGGACACCTATACGGAAATGCGGAAGCGGGGTATTAAATCGGTCGAACAGGTAAAGAACGCAATCCGAACTGGCCTTGTATCTGAGATTGCTGGCGTTGAGGGTCAATGGGATGCGGTTTCTGGAACACTAGTCAGCCGCTTCAAGGCTGCCTTCACCATTATTCGTACCGACTTTGCCGACATTGGTGATGCTTTTCTCGGGGACGTAAAAGGGTCTCTTGAGGAGATGACGATTATTTTCCGACGCCTGATGTTCAGGATTCGCGGCGATGTCATCAAGTTTGGGAAGGGTGGACTTCTTAGCGGCATGGTGGGGGCCATGGAGAAAATCGAAAAAAACATGGTCAAACTTGTCGACAAGTGGCTGCCTATGGCAGAGGGCATGTTCGGGCGGATAGCAGATTGGTGGGATCGATTCACAGATGGGTGGAAGAAGGTCACGTCTTCGCTTGCTCCGTTGCTTTTTGCTGCCAAGACTCTTGAAGACATGTTCATGAACATTCTTCGCCCGGTGGGTGATTATCTCAGCAGTTCATTTGAGAGCCTGAGAATCTTCTTGATCGATTCGAAGAAGGATTTCTTGGCGCATGGCACTGCGATCGGGGATCTTCTCACAGCATTGCTTGGTTTTAAAACGGCATGGACGGAAATGTTCCAAGATGCCATGCCGTTTATCAACAAACTTATCGATGGTGTAACCCAGTTGGTTGATTTGTTTACCAGCGTAACGAAGGGGATTGGCGGTGTTGTCAAGGCAGTAGGCAATACCGTGAACGCGGTGGGTGGGAATGCTGGGGGTTCTGGTGGTTCCGGGGGATTCGGTTCCGCTTTTATGATGATGGCGATGGTGCAGGGGTTCAAGGCGATGAGGGGGTCGAAGGGGACATGGAGTGAAAAGGGAATGGATCTCAAAAACCTCAACACCATGACTGTGAGTGCCGCAACTGTCAACGTTAACGGTGCATCCGCAGGTGGGACCGTCGGTGGTCGTAAGGGTTATGCCCCCGGAGCCGGAGCAGTTGCGACGGCTGGTATGGCAGCAGGTGCTACCGGCAGGACTAGCGGTTCTATGCTCGCCCAGCAAACCGCCACGCCATATAAGTTCAACGAGAGCACGATGCGATTTCATGATCCGGTTACAGGACGCATGGTCTCGAATAAGGTGGGAATGGCGTCGCTGGGGCTGTCGCCCGGTCGCTCACGGGCCGGCGGACTTAGCAATTACCTTGGCGGCGCTTATGGCAAAGGAGTGGGTGGCGAGGGGCAGATGGACTTCAACCAGATGACTCCGAAACAACTCAAGATGATGGTAAGCGCCGAACCGACCATAACGCTGCCCGATGGCACAAAGGAGGCAAACCCGTTTTACGGTCCGAGTGCGGGTCGGAGTCTTGGGAACGCTGTACGCGGCAAGGCAGGCCGACAGGCGTTGAGAGGCAACCTCAGGGCGGCGTTCCAGCGAGAAAAGATGATGTGGACCACTCCGATCAAGGGTGGACCCGTAGGCCCCCAAACGGCTTACCAAAAGCGCAGAACCAAGATGATGCGAGGGTTGGGTGCTGGCACTGCCCGAGGCAAAGCGATGCAACGGAGGTTTGGAAGCAAATCAGGCTTTGGCATGCGCATGGGTGCTGGTATGGGCATGGGGATGGCGGCTGGCTTCATGGGTGAAGAGGCCCAAGGGGCAATGAACCTTGGTTCCTCAATCGCCATGATCAATCCCCTGCTGGGTGCCGCTGTTGGCCTTGGTGGTGCTGCGTTGAAATCCAAAACTGTGGGAGGTGGAATGCTCACTGGTGCTGGTGCTGGTGCCGCTCTCGGCGGGATGATCGGCCCAGGGGGCGCTGTTGTCGGCGCTGTTGTTGGCGGCATTCTGGGGGGCGTCATGGGGCACTTCGGCAAGGCCAAGGCCGCCAGGGAAGCGGTTGAAGCAAGCGCCAAAGACACTGCCAGCGAGATCTGGGGAGGGATGATCTCAGGCATTGATGAGGCCCGGGCAGAGGGCGGCCCGATGACGGGGGCACGGATGAGGCGGGCCATGAATGTTGGCCAGATGAGCGACATCCTCCAATCGAGCAAGGCAGCCCTGGCGATGGGAGGGAAGGGTGAAGAGGGAGCAGGTTTTCGCGCCCGGCGAGCAGCCATCAAAAACATCTACGAGAATCAGGAAACGTTGGGCGTCGACTTGTCGATAGAGGAATACGAGGAGGCCCTCAAACTACCATTCGACTTCCTGGATAAAATGCTGCCAGAAGTAACAAAGCATCACGGTGTGGCAGAAATGGTTCTGAACAAGTACACCAACCGCATGGAACACATGACGGACATGTTTAATGTTTCAGAAGAGGAACTTCTCAAAATGGCAGACACCGTAGGTGTCAACCTGTATGACGCAACTGAAGGCACTACAGAGATGATGAAGAAACTCTCTGGTGCGTTGATGAAAACTCGGGACGATATTAATAACGTCTTCCAAGAAATCATGAACGCGACATACGACACCTTCGGTACGGCGCTCCAGAAGATCGAAGGCGAAATTGGCATGGACGAGAGTGCCAGAGCCTTCAAGGAACTTGCCGATTCTGGGGAACTAGACCCAACAACGGTAGAAGGCCAGAAAGTGGTTCTTGACTTCCTCAACGAGCAGATGGGTTTCGCCACGGATCTTTCCGGCGGTAACATGATGGCCGCAACGTCCATGATCAATACTTTGTATGGGGGAGGACTGAAAGGAGCAGCATTTACTCAGGTTGGTGAAAACGGCGAACTCGGATCCATGTATGGCCTTGGGCACCTCTTCCAGGACCCACTAATCCAGGCCACACTCACGGCCCAGATGGACAAATTCGACCCCGCCAAGATAGAGACCCTCACTCAACACATAATTAGCAACCTGATGGGGCAAGGCCTTCAGGGCACCTTCAGCGGGGACTTCTCGAGCGTCATGGCCGGCATGAGCGGAGAGGCGCAGAACGAACTCAGCAGATTGTTCGAAGAGACTCTCACATTGGAGCGAGGGACGAACCTGAGGGACGATCAGGGTGACCTCACGACCGAGGGGGTGCTCCAACTGCAAAACGCCCTCGATCGGATTCTGGGTACGGGTACCGTTAGAGACCTGGTGGAGGCAAGGGAAGGCAAAGACACTGCCGCACTCACGGACGCGAAAATGGCCACGTTCGCTACGTCGTTCGGCGAGAGTGTGGGAACGTTCGAAGTTTCTGTCCAGGACCTCGTTGCCAAACTGGGGAGCGACACAAAGCATCCCATGGGTGACACCTCAAGCAACCTGGCTGGCACTCTTGCAGCACACGATCGCATCAGCGGAGGGCTTCCCGGCAAACGCACGATTACATCCGGGTACCGTAACTATGCCCTCGGATCGAGCAATTCCGACCATATCAACGGTAGGGCTCTGGACATTGTGGGCGACAACCTTGGGGCCTACCAGAGGGGCATCAAGAGCGGTGGTGGGTTCGCAGAGTTTCACGGCGGTGGCAGGAGTCGACACTTGCACACTGTGCCTGCCATTGGCGATACTTCAATGTCGAAGGGTGGACTAGGGACCTTATCGAATACCAACAACTACACTATCAATGTAACTGGTGGACCTAACGCCAATGCCCAGGAAGTGGCATCATTGGTTATGAACGAGATTCAGAACTTGGATAGATCCAACCGGGAGAGGGCATAATGCCTGAGACAGATCTTTATCCTACACAAGCGGGTCATTCCACAGTCGCTGGGCAGTTGGACTGGCCTACCGAAGATGATTGGGAACAGTACGGAAACCCTGATCGACAGTATTTGGTGAACGCTCCTCCCAATGATTTAGATACGTTTGTTGCTCAAGCCCCAGGGATGTATCTGGATGGCAACAACAAATTTTACCGGGTGAGCGATTATCAGGGATTGCGTGGAACGTTCTTCATAGCCCCTAGAGGAGGTGGACTTGTAGAAAACACTGACTCGCTTATGCGTTATCAGTTGTGGGAGTGGGTTGGATATGCCGCCGATCCCTATTCGGATGCTGCTGATGAGATTCTCTATACGGAAAAAAGTGTTGACTTTGCAAACGCGCAAGCATCGACAGCAAAAGAACCAGGAATACCGGATACGAGAAATATGTATTTCTGGGATGGAGTCAGCAGAGATGCACTAGGAGATCCGAAACTCACCCTGTATTACATAGATGGCCAGGGTCAGAATACTACCGGGGCAGGAAAGGTTGGGATTGACTTCTACGAGATGAAGCCAACCAGTGTCGCCGAGGACTTCGTATCCAGCGCGGGTATGGAAAGCGGAGCCACGATCGGCAGCGAACTTGCTGCTGATGGGACACCGTATGAGACGCGATGGAAACCAATACCTAGCGTTGAGGATACTGAGGGTAAAGCCAGCACAGAAACTGCCTACCATGATATGTATGCAAGGAATCTGGGATGGATGAAGTCGTCCTCATTTTTGCACCGACGGGCCGGCGTTGGAGTCCGGAAAGATCTGTGGGGAGGAAACTATGGAACAATAGATACGGAACCGACCGCCGCGATGTATAAAATATATCGACCTAAGATGTTGGAAGTGTCTGCAAGCGCTCTCAGCAAAGAGAATCGTATAGTTAGTTCTGGCAGCCCGGACCACCTGCAAAGTCGGATCCAGGCGAATCTTCGAACCAAGTTAGGGGAAGAGGGTTTTCCTGATGTTTGGATCAATCATTTCTTTGCTAAGGAATTTGTCCACACCATCACTCCGGAAGGGTTTGATCTTTACGGAATGGATCAGGCTAAACGACCCATCCGGGCCGGTGAAGCAAATAAAAACATGAAGACGGGCTCGGGGGACTACACGACAGACCCTCACGTCACGCCGCCGTTTCCGCCGGCTTCGAGAGTTGTGGTGCATGCACCTTTTGGTTACATCGTTCCCCCACTGGCTGCCTCTGGTCCCCGGGGCGGTCCTCCGAACACTCAGTTGGACAACTGGTCAAAGCCTCAGTTGTTGCAAAAGTATCCGGCAAACTACACCTTTTCCGGCTACACGATGCAGACATTGAATCCCAAAATCGGAAAGGACGAGGTATTCTTTTTTGACTATGCTCCGAATAACGTTTCTTATCAGGGGCTGGGAGCCCAGTGGGTTGAGGTTCCCCGATCCGGAGATCTTCCCATCGTAGAGTTCGCTTCGTGGTCGCTCATGAAGGTTTCTATGGATTTCCTGATTGCCAATACCGGAATATCGAGCAAGGGACATCTACATCCGGATGGTCTTGTTACTGGGATTTATGAAAAAATCGAAATCCTCCGACGAATGGCGCAGCGGCCATATCCAATTTCCGTTTTTGGCTTGGATCAACTTCTGAGAGTTTCCATGAGGCGTGCAGAGATGATCGGCAAGCCATTGGAGTTTGTTATCAGCGATCTCAACATTAGTTCCATGCGTCGCACCATCGAAGCGGGAGATAAGGAAATCACAACCGCACAGGTCAAGTTGACCTTGCAGGAGATTCCCATCGAGGCAATCAAGTCGGTTCGGTTCGGCACGCCCAACATTGTGATCCCGTTCACACCGAGCGACGCCGAATCCTCAGCCGCTAGCGCAGAGATCGGCCCGTCAAGGATAGGCGTCGAAGACTCCAACTACTTCGAGGGCGACGACGACATAGAGTCGACTCCAAACTTCAACGTGGTGAACACAGCACAGGCTGACAACCGCGCGCTCGGCCCCATGGATGCGATCACCACGATTGACCCGCTCACCGGCTACGCCGTGTGGAGTCCCTACTAATGCCCGCTGATTTCAGTAGATATGTAGATCTAACCGCATGGGGGAACAGCCCCTGCACGCCTCATGGGTGGGACCGTTGCCTGATATAGACATGCCGTCGTCGGCAACGGCGAGAGACTCGGGACTTATCTGGAACGAGGGACAGAGAGACGCGGCAATAGACGCCTCAATACTGTCTGTCAATGTCAGTTATGGTATGGATCTATGCGCCCAGGTAACTGTGACTGTTCACGATCCGGTATTCCATCTTGCAAAGAACAACTTCTTTTGGATTACTCGCGATGTCTGGTATCGCTCGAAGCAGATCATGGATTTCGAGGACCCGCTCTTCAGTGGCCGCACCTCATATCTGACTCAGGCATTTGAAATCGGAAGAGCATCC